GATGCTAATGTACCAACTCTAGTTAATAATCCAATTAAAGTATTACCAAGAAAATTGGTTGTTGGTATTGTGACTTCATCAGCATCTTCCAATCTCGCTAATGTATTAACAGTAGGTACGAAAGTATTAGAAGGTGATGCTTATGGTTATATTGAAAATATTGGTGGAAATATTGGAGTTGTTACTCAAACTAATACTGGAATAGGATATTCAAATGGTGTCTTTAGTAATGTACCATTCTATACAATAACTGGACGTGGGTCTGGTGCTGTTGGTATTGTGACTATTGCTAATAATAAGATATTCTCTGTTTCTATTGCAAATACTGGAACTGGATATGTTGCTGGCGATGTGCTTGGCATACAAACTTCCACTGTTTCTAAAGGATCTGGAGCTAAAATTACTGTAAGTAGTGTTCCTAATGTTGATACTTTATATTTGAATAATGTTAAAGGTGAATGGTTTACTAAGGGTGCAACACTTTCTTATTATAATGGAACAACTAATGTATCTTTAGCTGGTACTGACGTTAATATAAATTCTTCTACACCAGATACACTGTATACTGGAAATGTTATTGAAGTTTCTCATTACAATCATGGAATGCAGGCTGATACCAATAAGGTAGATATTAGTGGTGTATTCCCTAATACTGATGTAACTGCAATAGAAGCAAATGTTGTTGGATCAAGTTTAGACATAGCAGTTGGTGCAGCGAATACATCTAAGTATGATTTCTTTGAAGGTGTTATTGTTAGTGCAACAAATCCAGGTTATGTTCTTATTAATAACGAAATAATTAAATATACTAGCGTTACTACAACTACAATTGCAGGTATATCTGGAAATAGAGGTATCGATAAATCTATTACAAGAAATCATTTTATTGGTGATAAGTTGTATAAGTATGAACTTAATGGTGTTTCTTTGACGCGTATTAATAATTCGCATAATCTACCTAATGATACTTTACTAAATTCATCAAGAGGAATTGATAATTATCATATACAAATTGATAGAACAGCATCAACCAATGCATCAAATAAATCTAGTGGTGATTGGATGGTTAATTTTGTTGATGAAAGATCTTTAGGTGGAACAGAATGTATAGCAACTCAAAATATTCAATTTAATGAGATTAATCCACAATTTAATGTTCTTGTACCAGATAAGACAAATGTTACTTCTACTTTAAGAACAGTTTCTGGTACAAGTGTTGATGGAACAGAGGCATCCTTTGTTGATAAGGGATTTGAATCAGTTTCTCTTAATGACTTCAATCAATTTGATTCACCAAGAATAGTTTGCTCTAGAGTAAATGAAACTAATAATCTTTCTTCTTTACCTAGAAGTAAGTCTTTAACTCTTGGTATTAGAATGGAGACTGAAAATAATAATCTTTCTCCTGTTATTGATCTTACAGAAGCATCTACATTTATCTTTGGTAGAAATCGGATTAATAAACCAATTTCTAGTTATGTTAATGATTCTAGATCTAATCAAATTTCTGATGATCCACATGCTTCAGTTTATATTTCAAAGAGAATTGATTTAGTACAACCAGCTTCTTCATTGAAGGTATTCTTTAATGCATATAGACATTCTTCTAATGATTTTAGAGTAATGTATAAATTGTTTAAATCCGATTCTAGTGAAATAGCACAATCTTATCAATACTTCCCAGGATATGGGAACCTAAAGGATACTGATGGGGATGGATTTGGAGACAGTATTATTGACAAATATTTGAATGATGGTCAACCTGATTCTGCTGTTAGATCAAGTAATGAGAATGAATTTTTAGATTATCAGTATAGTATTGATGATTTGGATCAATTTAGTGGGTTTGTAATTAAAATTGTTATGAATGGAACAAATGAAGCATTTACTCCTAAACTTCGTGATTTAAGAGTAGTTGCTTTAGCTTAATGATTCCAATAGAAGGGCATAAAAATTTATTCCGGGATGAAAAGACTGGAGCGATAGTTAATACTGATCAGTTTGAATATGATCAGTATTTTAAGGTAAAGAAGCAAAAGCATTCTCAAAAAGAAGAATTGGATAGAATGAAAAATGATATTGATGAGATTAAATCTTTGCTTAAAGAATTAGTTAATCCATCTTAAGTATAAATATATTTTAGATCCTGATCCATAATAAATGGAATTTTTCTACACTCCTTGAGATTAACTAAATGGCAGATATCAAAGTTAAAGTTGGACAACAGAACGCACTTAAGGTCGTTTCTTCATTTTCTGGTGATGCTTCACTAGCTCTTTCTGGGTTGAGTGATATTAATGCTGGAACACTTCAAACTGGAATGGTCCTTGTATATAATGCAGTAACGAGTAAATGGGATGCCACTTTAGAGTTGACACCAGGAACTACACAAAATTTAGATATTAACGGAGGGAGCTTCTAATGGCTAGTATCATTAGAGTTAAAAGATCTACTGGTACTGTAGCACCAGGGACTCTTAATTATGGTGAGGTTGCATATACCATTGGTGGTGGTACTCAAGGAAATAGAGGCCAAAGACTTTTCGTTGGTGATAACTCATCAAATCCACAGTTAATTGGTGGAGAATATTATACAGATCTTTTAAACAATACACCAGGAACAGTTGAAGGTGGTGCAAATACTGGTAATGTTACTAATGGATTTGTTCCAATTCTCGACAGAAGTGCGGCTGGTAATCCAGGTGGAGAAGGTAATGTAGCTAACTTACCAAGAGTTAATCAGTGGTCTGTAGATAATTTAACTATAGATGCAAATACTATTTCATCTAATGATAATAATGGACATATTTGGTTAAGAACGAATGGTACTGGTGAAGTTATTATTCCAGATGATCAATTTCTGACATTTGGTGATAATAGAGATGCTAAGATTGAATATAATGAAAATGGATCTGATCGTGTTGAAGTAACTGGTGCAGGTTGGAAATTTAATACACCTGTTGAATTTGCAGGAGGAGGAGGTAACTTCTATTTTGATAATGTTGGTATTTCTTCTAATGTCATTTCAACAAGATCTGGTGGAGGTAATACTCTATACATTGACCCATATCCTGATGGTTTAGATAGTGATGGTTTAGTTATTGTTAAAGGTAGTCTTCAGGTAGATGGTACTACAACAACTGTTAATTCTGCTAATGCAACTTTAAATGATGCGATAATGCATCTTGGTGATGTTACTAGTAAACTAACTGTTACAGCACCAGTTGCTTCTGGAGTTTCTACTATTACTGTTGATTCTGTTGTTGGAATTAACACTGGAGATCTTATTGCTGTATCTGGACTTCCAAATTCTGGTGTAACCACTGTTACTGCGTATAATACCACTACAAAAATTGTTACTTTTACTGGAACAACTACTGCTGGAATTACCACAACAAGCCAAGTAACGGTTACTCATGCATATGATACCAATACTGATCGTGGTCTTTCCTTTGCATATAATACATCAAGTGGATCCGGTAATAATAAAACTGGTTTCTTTGGATATATTGATGAAGCTGGTGTATCCGCTAATGGTGGTAATACCAATGTTCCGGTAAGATCGTGGACTTATATTCCAGATGCTACTGTAACTGGTAATACTGCTGAAGGTGTAAGGGGATTCCTAGACATTAAAGGCATTTATTATCAAGGTGCTAGTGGTGGTGATTGGTCCTCTAGTGGTGCTATATACTTTGATTCTACTGGTAAGATGACTTCTACTGGAACACCTGCTTCTGGTATAACGACTTCAAACTACATGTTAACCACAACTGCTGCAGGAATTCCTGTATGGACAACCACTATTGATGGGGGAACTTTTTAACATATGGAAAACCAACGTGAAGTTGATATTAATGTATTGGTTCAAATATACAATCAAAGGTTATCAATCCTATCAAATCAGAATGTTCTTTTAGAAGCAAAAATCCAAACACAAGCACAGGAATTTGCTGAAGAAAGAAAAAAGTTAATTGAGCAAAATATTCAATTGCAAAAACATTATGAAAAGACTCAAAAAGAAGGTAAACAAGAAGAGGCAACAGTTAATTAATGGCAAAACCATCAACACGTCAAGAATTAATTGATTTTTGTTTAAGACGTTTAGGAGCACCAGTACTAGAAATAAATGTAGATGATGATCAATTAGATGATCTAACTGATGATGCTCTTCAATATTTTCAAGAACGTCATTTTGATGGTGTTGAGAGGATGTTTTTGAAATATGAGATTAATCAACCTGATATTGATAGAGGAACAGCAGCAGGAACTAGTGGAGTTGGTATTGTAACTACTACCGCTACTTCTACAAGTATAAGTGGTTATGGAACTACCACTACTAATTGGTATGAAACTTCAAACTTTTTACAAGTTCCAGATTCAGTAATAGGTGTTGAGAAGATATTTAAATTTGACGTCAGTTCAATTTCTGGCGGAATGTTCAGTATTAAATATCAATTATTCTTAAATGATTTGTATCATTTCAATTCCGTTGAATTGATGCAATATGGATGACTAAATCGTATCTTGAGGATATTGATTTTCTTTTAACTCCAGATAAGCAAGTAAGATTTAATAAAAGACAAGATAGATTATATCTTGATATGAATTGGTCGGAACAAAGTGTTGGAAATTATTTGGTTTTAGATTGTTATAGGGCATTAGACCCTACATCATTTACTGGTGTTTATAATGATAGTTTTCTTAAAAGGTATTTGACTTCAACAATTAAGAGACAATGGGGACAGAATTTAATTAAGTTTAAAGGTGTTAAACTTCCTGGTGGAATTGAACTTAATGGTAGAGAAATATATGATGATGCTGAGAGAGAAATAGAACAGTTAAGAAATACTATGGCATTGGAGCATGAGCTTCCACCCCTTGATATGATAGGATAATGGCATTAAATCCGTTTTTTCTTCAAGGAACTCAATCTGAACAAAAACTCGTTCAGGAATTGGTTAATGAACAGTTAAAGATGTATGGTGTAGAAGTAACATACATTCCAAGAAAAATTGTTAATAGAGATACTATTTTTACCGAAGTAGAATCGTCAAAGTTTGATGATTCTTATACAATAGAAGCATATGTGAACACATATGAGGGATATAGTGGTCAAGGAGATATAATGACCAAATTTGGTATGTCTCTAAAGGATGAAGTAACTCTTACAGTTTCTAAAGAAAGGTTTGAAGATTTTATTGTACCTTTTCTTCAAACTGAACCTGATAGTGAAGTAATTGTAGATACTAGACCTAGAGAAGGTGATTTGGTATATTTTCCATTAGGAAGTAGGTTATTTGAAGTAAAGTTTGTTGAGCATGAAGATCCTTTCTATCAATTAGGAAAAAATTACGTTTATCAACTTAAATGTGAACTCTTCGAATATGAGGATGAGGTTATTGATACTTCTATCGATGCAATTGACAGTCTTGTTGAAGATGAGGGTTATATTACCACATTAAATCTTATTGGAATTGGTCAAACTGCAAAAGCATCTGCATCTATCAATAATTATAATGGATACATAAGAAAGATTTTCTTAAATAATGATGGGCAAGGTTATACTAGTGCTCCAATTATAACATTTGATTCTCCACCCGCAGGTAATTCTGCTAATGCAACAGCGGTTGGTATTTTAACGACTGTTGGTGGAGTAACTTCATTAAAAGAAATTTTATTAACTAATGCTGGATATGGATATACTACTATTCCATCAATACATTTTTCTGGTGGTGGTGGAGCTGGTGCAGCTGCAACTTGTTCTATCGAAACAACAGGCAAAGGCGTATTTAGTATAACACTTGACGGTGGCGGTACTGGATATGCTGCTGCTCCGATTGTTACTATTTCTGAGCCAACTGGATCAGGTACATCAGAAAGAGCTACTGCAAGATCAGTAATATCTACTGCCAATGTAGTTAGTGCTATTAGAATAACTAATCCTGGAATTGGATATACACAAAATCCAACAGTAACTATAGCAGATCCTCCACTTATAGCTGGAATAGGAACCTATCAATCTAATGAAGAGGTTGTTGGATCTACCACTGGATCAAGAGCAAGAGTTAAAGATTGGAATACAGTAACTAATACTTTAAAAGTTACTCCTATTAGTGGAACCTTTGCTGAAGGAGAAATTTTGGTTGGTGCTGCTTCATCTGCAACATATACAGTTGATACATTCGATAAGGGTGACATATATAATGAATATGATCAAAGTACTGAAATTGAAACTGAAGCAGATCTTCTATTAGATTTCACGCAATCAAATCCATTTGGAAATTATTAAAAAATGTTAGGAAATTATTTTTACCATCAAATTATTCGTAAAACATTAGTTTCTTTTGGAACATTGTTTAATGGAATTTATATTAGGCATACAGATGCTAATGATGGGACTGTTGGAGAAATGAAAGTTCCATTGGCATATGGTCCATCACAAAAGTTTTTAGCAAGATTAGAACAACAGGCAGATTTAAATAGGGCAACTCAAATTACTTTGCCGAGAATGTCTTTTGAGATGAATAGTATTACATATGATCCAACAAGAAAAGTATCAGTAACACAAACATTTAAGGCAGTAGATGAAAGTGATGGATCAAAAATAAAGAAAGTCTTTATGCCTGTTCCTTATAATATTGGGTTTGAATTAAATATTATGTGTAAATTGAATGATGACGCATTACAAATATTAGAACAGATATTACCATATTTTCAACCATCATTTAATGTTACTGTTGAACTAGTAGATTCTATTGGAGAAAAGAGAGATATTCCAATTGTTCTTGAAAATATGAGTTTTACTGATGATTATGAGGGTGATTTTTCAACAAGAAGATCATTAATTTACACTTTACAGTTTACTGCAAAATCATATCTATTCGGTCC